TGACTGAATGTCGGTTGCTCGTGTTGTTCTTGACCGATAGCATACTGCGCCACTTCAATTTCACGGATTGATACACCACAGTATTGAAGAATCTTCATTACTAACTTAAACTCATCTTCTAATGGCATTTCAAAGTCTTGATAATCGGGCTGCGATTGGTCAAATGATGGCTCACCATTGAATAAGGTGATATATGTCCACTTGGGGTCTTTCGGATATCTAAAGTAAGTACAAACCACCTGCCCATACGTGTTGATGGTTTTAGGATACATTGTAATTGCAGTAACATTAGAGTTTAATGCTTGATTATTCATCACATAAGAAGGAAAAATAGTTGATGGTGTTGTTAGGTTGGACCTGTTCAACATAAATATTTTACTCTCAAGTACCTTTTCAGCTTCTACACCACTCGCTGCTGAAAATATAGCGTAGTCTTCTCCTGCATTTACAAACAAAGGTTGAACTAATACTAATGTACTTGCATTACTTATTGATGCTACTGTTGTAGTTTGATTATTAGCAGGTCCTGCCGGAGCAGTTAAATTAACTACTATATCTCCAACCTGCACTCCATCTTGATTAAAGTCAGCAGTAGTATCAATTAACGTCTGAAAATTTGGAGCTGTAATATTTGTATTTGTTCCTGTAGCAAGTATAACAGGATAGGTAATGATTGTATTAATCATATACGCACTATCTCCTGTTGTTGCTAATGATGGAGCAACAAAATTATTCTCTATAGGGAATCCAAAATTTGATAGGTTATTCTTCATTAAGAACCCCTCTATCACCTCAGCAACTGCCTTACGAATATCAGCATAGTCAGTTCCTGACATACGAGCGTTCTCGGCATTGATTACTTTATTGTAACTGCTAAAATACTCCTCAAACATCTCCATCTGAGCTTGTTTAGCGTATAGATTGAAATCCTGAGGAGAGATGTATCCGTAGTTGTTCTTATTTAAGACGGCTAATACCGTGTTTCTTACAGCGTTTATCATCTTTATTGTTTTTACAAATATAGGAAAAAAAAGAGGGTACAAATGTACCCTCCTTCTTGAATAAATTATATTGATATGGATTATCTTATGCCATTGAAAGCTCTAACATCTTCATTGCTTCGATGCCCTCATCAGACTTCAGATATAACGATACTGCTTCGTATGGGTCTTCGCCAAAGGCAATAGACATCATCTTCTTCTTGTTGGTAGGTGTATTGTACCATACCTCTTTCTCGTTATTTCTAAACTGCAACAATCTGTTTTCAAAGAACTGACGCACCTTATCTTGGAATTTAAGCATCGGGTCATTGACTACATTTAAAAACTCGATTGGATTAAGTTTTGCAAATACCAAGATATCTCTCTTTAATTCAGCCGTTGATACCGTTGATGGGTCTTTACCAAACATCACACGAGTCAATGTCTCAAGTTGTTCGATTGTTAACTGACGAGCTTCGACTAAAGCATCTACCTCATAGTTAAGGTCTTCCATCTCAGCAGCAGCATCTTTCTCTTTGTCAACCTCTTCAAACACTACACTTTTTAGTGGATGATAATACAAAAACTCTTGAAGCACAGGATTCGTTCTTGGCACTCGTAATAGACCATCTTCAAAGATGATTGGCTCTACGATTGCAGTTCCATCTTGCTCATCTTCAAAAGGGGATTTTTGATTTACGCTATAGCGTAATGGACGATTAATGTTTTTATCTTCGTCAAACCATAACAATGGGAAGCGAGGATGATTTCTTGAAGCTAATGTATATGATAACGGAGTTCCGCTTTTTAGCTTATAGATTTTGTCTGTAGATATTATTTTTTGTTTCATTTGATATGATATGATTTAAAGTTTTAAATTTTTTAAAAAAGGGGAGTGTACTTGAGTACACTCCACCTTTAAACTAACAATGATTAACCGAAACGGAATAATACGAAGTTATTTGCACCTAAAGTACATACAGCACGTTCAGATAAGAAGTTAACCTCCATAGCATCTAAATCGCTTGTTGATGCACCACCGGCAGAACCTGTAATCCAAGTCTTGTAACGACGGTCTTCAGCTTCTGACGCACGGTAACGAACGTGTAAGAATGGACGCTTTGCGTTTTTACCCATAATTTGGTCGTAAACCGATGTAGAACCCGCAGGTACTAATAAACCTGTGATTGTTCCTGCCGCAGTAGCAGCAGCATTTGATAAACCACCACGCATTGTAGGGTCGTTCAAATACTTCCAATCAGACTTGTAGAAGTCATAACCACGACGGAATCCTGTAAATCCTAAGTTCAACGCCATATTGATGTCGTTATCGAATAAACCGAAAGATGCAGACTGAGCAGCACTTCCTGAAACGAAACCATTCAACTGAGCCAACATATTGTCGATGTCGAATGATAATCCACGATTAACAAACACTACGTTTTCTTCGATAGCTCCTTGCTTATCTAAACGAGCAACGATAGTATCCCAATCAGCTAATGTAGTTGGTGTACCACCACCCCATACGTTACCACGAGAGTTTACTACGTAGAAGATACCTTCTGAGCCACCTGCAACACCACCTAAAGCAGTTAATGCACCTGAACCTGCTTCAGCAGGAACAGCCTCAATCATAGCAGTCTCTAAGTAATCTTCAAAACGAAGACGAGTTTCGTGTTCTGATTTCAAATACCATAAGTATCCTGTAGCACCATTTTCAGTTGTTACTTCTACCCAACCAATTTGAGCCATATCAGAACCATTAACAGCGTACTTATCTTTGATGATAATAGGCTTGTTAGAGAAGATAGAATCTTCTGCTTCTAAAGAACCAACCATTCCGTTAGTACCTTTCTTAAATTCTGAACCATAGATAAATACAGTGTACTGAGAATTACCTGCACCTGTACCTGCTACTGCAAGACCACCTGCTTCGTAGAACGCAACAACGAATGTAGTAGCTGTAGGAACTGATGTAACGATTGCTTTGTTGAAAACACCTGTAGCGTTTCCTTGAATCATCACAGTTTGACCAACACGGATAGCAACATAAGTAACATTTGCATCATTCACTTGGAATGTTGCTGTACTTGCTGTTGCTGCTGCTGCTGTACCTACTGCTACATATTTAATGTGAAGACGACCTTGTTCTGCCCATTTAATTTGGTCAGAGTTTGAAGGCATCTCTGCTCCTACCATACGTAAGAAAGATGCGATTGTACGATTACCGTAACGCTCAAATTCTTTCTCGTATGTATCAGGAAGATACTGATTTAAGAAGTTGAAGTTGGTAATATAATTTGTTTGTAAAGCCACCTGCTCTGCTGCGGGTTGCAGGTCATAGGTTGGCGAGTTTAATAAAGCTGATGCCATTTTGTTTTAATTTTTAACTTATAATTTTCTTGCGCTGCGTATTTGTAATTTTCTGCCGGAGTCAGGGTTTACAGCTCTAACCTGAAATCCGTCATTAGACTTAGTAACTTCGGGTGTTCTGCGTTCAGACATATTGATATTCTTAGTCTTACGCATCACATCGTCCGTTGCATCAGCCATTCCCTGTTCGTAGAAGTGTTTTGCAAACTTCTCAGGATTCATCGCTACGGCTAATGACCTATGGTATCCTGCTGCGTCTTTCATAAGTCCTTTCTCATCCAAAAACTTATTGATAAAGTTTGATGGGTTTGATTGGAGCTTCTTTAACTCAGCAGCATCTGAGGGAGAATAAGACATTTTCTTGTCGTTAATATTAAATTCAAAACCTTTGAACTCTCCACTAAAAACCTCGTCTGTCTTTTGAGTGAACCAACCACGTTTGCGTTCGTTCTCTTCCTCTGCGGTCTTCGCCTCGCCTAAGTATCGCTTATACAATTCATACTGCTCTTTCTCTTCGTTAGAAACTGATAATCCACTTGACTCAAGCGGCATCTTGTATTTCTCTTTCTGAGTGTTGAAGTATTTCTTTGCTTCAGCAACAACTTTTTTCTTTGCAATCTTTACTTTCTTTACCGTTGACTCGTCGTCAAGGTCCTCATCATATCGGTACTCGTCCATCATCACATCTATATCATCCTCATCAAGCCCTTCCTGAGTAGAAAGTAAGTAATCTTTTAATAAATTATCCGAATCCATTGACTCGTAATCCTTTCTTAATTTAATATAATCATCGAATCCTCTTCCCGTTTCTTTCTTGTACTTCAAGTAAGAAGCCACATCTTCGGGTAGGTCCTCTGATTCTTTACGTTCAGCCATCAACTCATCAAATGAGTTAATCTGCTTATTATATCTTTTGCCAATATATGAAAGAACGTCTTCTTCTCTTAAATCCACAGGTTGCTCTTGTGGTGTTTCTATTGACTGTTGCTCTACTACAATCTCAGGAGCTTCATTACTCAATCCCTGTTCGTGTTTTTCAAGCAACACTTTTTCTATTTCCTGAACACTCTTTGGTTCACTGTCTAATGCTCTTACTTTAAATTCCATTTGATTAAATTTTAGTTTGTTACAAAGTTATACAATATTTTTTAATGTTTTATCGAGGCTCAAACTCACCCAAATCAAATCCATCCAAGCTATCCTCATTACTTTCAAAGTTCAATGGAGGAAGGTTATTCTTGCGTTGGTTTATTAATTTAGATTGCTGTGTATTCTGTATGCCGATGCGGTCCTTCTTAGCGTTTTCTCTTTCTTTTTCCATTTGATTTTTCTTATCTTCCTTAACACCACTCAACTGCATCGTGTAGTTAAACTCTTCAGCCATTAATGACCTCTTTAGTTCAGCCTCTATTTTCATTTTCTCAATCTCATAAGATATCTCAGCTTGTTTCACTTGCATCTTCATCTGACCTTCTGCCTGAATACTTTGCATTGCTGTCTGTCCTGCTAACTCCTGAGATTTCAACTGCTGTTGAGAAATCATAGCTTGTTTCTGCATCTCCATCTGCTGCTCTCTATCCTGCTTCTGTGTTCTCTTTAACTTGAGTAATTGATTAGCAAGTTTAAGGTTCTTAATCTCACGGATATCAATAGCATCCTCAAGGTTAATATCTCCTTTGGATAAAGCCATCTGAATGTTTGCTTCAAGCTGTGCCCTTTGCTCTTCATCAGGCGATACTTCTATAAAGATACCAAAGTCATAGATGTATAGGTCTTTAATATCATTAAGGATAGATACATTGTACTTCCCAATTTGATTGGCAAAATCATCTTTAAAGTCAGCATATTGTAGAATGTCAGCCACACGATATGTCAATGCCTCTGCTAATGTTCTGTAGATAAACAATCCTGACTCAAGAATATGGCGTGTAGCCGTGTTTGAATTTAACGCTGCTAACTTCTGAACACCAACTAATGAGTTAGGGTCAGGCATACTGCCATCTCTCGCCTCATTTAATCCTGTTACAGAACGAATCATATCCAAGTAATGATTATAGTTCGCCAATAACATTTGCGTCTTAGAAGCCCCTGAATTAGACGTAAGCTGCGTAATAGGAACACGGGCGTTATTAAACTCGCCATCCTGTGTGTAACTTCGACCAATAACACTACCTGTTTGGAAGTATAGTCGTAAAGCATCCTCAGGATTATAGGCATTGCCTGTTCCCAAGTCAACCTCATTCAATCCATCGGCATCAATAAATACCCCATCAGGAACTACCCTTGCAATTACCTGCTGTAATTTCAAATGGGTAATCTGAATCAAGTCAGCAAAAGGAATCATCCTTCTTACTAACGATTCAATAGACCCCTTATACATACGAGGAGCACAAGCAACATAGTTTGGTATAGCATATTGAGATGCTGAGGTAGGACGAACCATATTCTCAGACATCTGCCACTTTATTAGGATATTAGTCCCCATCACCATTACTCCCTCATACCATACATCAATGGTTTTCTCCATCTTCTCAAAGCGTCCTTCCTCCATCATATCGGCAGGGGGATTGAATGTATCAGGTTTTTCAATTACTCTCGTTCCTCCGTTTTCAAGAATCTTCTTCTTGTAAACCATCTTCTTCGTAGTCTTGTAATTAAAGTAAAGAACAGTGCAAGTATCACGATGAAATAAACTATTTTGATAAAACTGTGCTACATTATAGTAATCATACCATCCTTGACTATACATTGTAATTTCCTGTAAGTCTTCTTTTGTAAGTGATGGGTTAATCTTTAGTAACTCTGTAACGGGAAGTGTTTTAATCTCACCCCAATAAAAGCAATCTCTAAAGTAGGGGTCTTCAGTGTAGCTGTAAACCACATTAGCAGGGTCAACATAAGATATCTTCACTCCTGTTCCGGGCAGGAACTCGTGCTTTGCAACGGCAACACCCAATACCGTCATATCATAGTCAAGTCTCTTACGAGTATCTTGATAATGGTTTGCGTCAAATATAGTATTGATGGCTTCTTCCTCTGCAATCTCAATAGCAGGTTTGTACTTTAACTGCATATACAAAGAAAGCTCTTCATCAGTATTTGGAAGCTCTTCTTCTTTAGTGATAAATGGGTCGATGCCTGATTGCTCTTTGATAATATCAAGGACAGGCTTTGCGACCATCTCTGATTCTACAAGGTCTTGATATCTACTTCTCTTTGCCTGTGACATCGCATCCTGTGCGTATGCCTTCACTTTAAATAAACGGTCTGACATACCATTCACTACAACATCAACAAACTTTGGTAAAATAGGAACGGGTGTCCAATCTAAATTCAAATAAGAAAGGTCTCCATCAATAGCTAACTCATTCTTATACTTCCCAACAGGCTGTTCACCACGTGCATATAATCTTAAACTATGGAAGTCTCTCCACTGTGCGTAATATCTACAAGACGTGCCATCCTTTCTGAACCACTCATACTGAATAGCTTGACCTACCTGTAAACCAAATTGCTCTGACGCTTTCTCTGCGTCGGAAGCCATTTGACTTGGGAAGGTCGTGTTAAATATGTCAATCTGTATATCTTTCTTCATTGAATTATTTGGCTTAGATTTCCGTCATTACTATACCTTGCGAAGTTAATACTTATTTTCGATTCTTTTTTCTCAGGCACATAGAGGTGTTTTTGATTCGCCATAATCGCTAATCCTGAGCTGATAGCAGCATCATACATCGTCCTGTTGTCAATCTCAAATTTAGCCCAATTCTCTAACGTCCTAATGAACGGCATAGTACCCATCTCATCCGATGGTCTATACGTATTAGCTAAGTCCAATCCTACGTACTTCTCTATGTATGACTCTATCGCTGATGCGTGAACTTGTTTAACATCTTCAGAGGAGTTAGGAATACCTCCAAGCTCTCTCTCTGTTTTTGATAACTTAGCGTAAGTCTTGTCGGGTCTGTTCAAGCAAAACGCTCTGTATCCTCTATTCTTAAAGTGATACAACAAACGAGGTTTGTTATTCTCCACTAATATTGGCATCCCATAGAATACACACGCCATCAGTACATCTTCAAAGAATATCTCTGCTGTCTGTGGTCGTGCTATGTACTCTAAGAAGAACTCATTCACAGGACCTTCATCCACGTGAAACTTAGTCATTCCGTGCAACGCTCCATTAGAGCCTCTGCCTCCAACCACTGCCGATATATCGTAGGGATCACAGCCAAATGCTCCTATATGTTCATTGCCGGGATGGAACACATTGTTCTTTTCAAAAAACTTATTCTGAAGGTGTGCCGGTGGTAGCCAACTTGCTATAAACCTTCCATTCTTCTCAGGACTCCATACCACCTTCGTATCTTTGTCTCCATCTTTCCAATGGAAGTTACCACGAGTGAGGTAATGTTCCTTAATCATAGAGTCATTGTAGTCTATCTGTTGGTATATCTTGGTGAGGTTAAACAACGACTGCTTACTCTCAT